GAGCATGCCACCAAATACCACCATCTTCCATAAGAAAATTAAAAAGTGGAACTTGACTTGGCAAACTTGTAACACCAAAAATTAAACATTTATATTTTTTATCAAAACTATCTTCTTGATTTCTAAGAAAATTACCACGCACGAAGCATTCGATTGGAGGTATGTTAGTATTTAAAAAACTCATTAATATTCCTATTTTAGATTACACCGTGTAATAACTTATGTAAAGTATAATGTCTAAAAAACATAAACAAAAAGAAGACAAGTCGGTTCCTGTTCCTCAAAGAGATAAAATTGAAGGCTTCTTAACTATTCGCGAATTACAATGGACAGATAATCAAAAGAAGTTTATTCAATTATTGCAAGATAAAAATACTAAAATGGTTTTCTGTAAAGGTCCAGCAGGAACAGCTAAAAGTTTACTTAGCGTATATGCAGCTTTAAACGCTATAAATCAGAAAAAAATTGGTGAAATATTCTATGTTCGTAATCCCGTAGAAAGCTCTTCTCATAACTTAGGGTTTCTCAAGGGCGATCTTCATAGCAAATTAGATCCTTATCTTCAACCTTTAATGGACAAACTTTATGAACTGCTTCCAAAAAATCAAGTAGAAATGCTATTAAAGCAAGAACGTGTTAAAGGATTACCAGTAGGATTTCTTCGTGGTCTGAGTATTAATGGTAGTTATATTATATGTGACGAAGCTCAAAATTTAAGTGTTCATGATTTATTATTAATCACCACAAGAATGGGTAGATTCAGTAAATTGATATTAATTGGAGATATTCGTCAAGCAGATATTAAAAATAGTGGTTTTGAAAAAATATACAATTTATTTGACGACAAAAAAAGTAACGACAAGGGAATATGCACATTTAAATTCGGCAGAGAAGATATCATGAGAAATGATATTTTAGCTTATATTATCGAAAAATTCGAAGAACTAAAGTAAATATATTTTGATTTTTAATAATATATGTAGTATAATATATATTATGTTAAAGATATACTGCCAAGATTGTGGCGCACCAACTACATATTCAGATAATAAGGCAAAATTTTGTAGTTCTTGCGGAAAGCCTTTTGATAAAAGCATTGTTGTAAATAAAGTTCTGCTTCAAAAACCAACAATAACAAAACCTCAAGATATTAAAATTAAAAAACCAATACTAAAAGCAGAAGATTATGACAATGAAGATGATATTTATGATGAAGATGAAGTAATAGCAAGTGTTCCAGATATAAGTAAACTTGATTTTGATATAGCGGATGTTCGCCCAAGTAAGATAAAAATGAAAGATATTATATCTGATATTCCAGAAGAAGCTCTCGCTGGAAAAGACGAGCCTCAAATGATGCAAAAAAGTAAAAAATCTAAGAAAGTACAAAAAATAAAAAATCAAGAGTTTTTAAATCAATTCAAAGCTGAAGCTGGTACATTAAGACCATCATCAAGAAGAAATAGGGACTCTTTAGATGGTTAAGAAGCCAAAGTTCGAAGACAAAATCGAAGAGATAAACACTGAAATCTTAAAAAGAAAAAGTAAGTGGAATTTGACAGCTATTGCTTGGATGGATTTTGCAGATGTTTCTCAAATTTTAAGATTTCATATATATAGAAAATGGCATTTATATAATAATACAAAACCTTTAGCACCATGGGTTAATCGTATTATTAGTAATCAAATTAAAAACTTAATAAGAAATAATTATAGTAATTATACTCGTCCATGTCTTAAATGTGCAGCAGGAGAACCAGAAGACGGCTGCTCAATCTATATCAAACAATGCGATAAGTGTCCGCTTTATGCAAATTGGGTAAAAAGCAAAAAGAATGCTCATGATACAAAACTAACTTTAAGTTTAGAAAATCACGCTCAAGAAATTCATGATATTCCAAATGATAATTTTGACATAGAACAAAGTGTTCTAAATACTCATAAAAAAATGGAACAAGTTTTAAAACCTATCGAATGGAAAGTATACACATATCTTTATATAGAAAATAAAAACGAAGAACAAGTCGCTAAACTTATGGGTTATAGAACTAGTGAAAAGAATCGGATGGCAGGATACAAGCAAATTAAAAATATTAAGAAAGCAATTATTATAAAAGTAAAGAAGCATTTATATAATGGGGACATAGATATTTCATGAGTGACGATATCATAGTTCTTACAGAAGAACAGCAATTAAAACTATTAAATGAATGGAACAAACGTCCAGACAATCCTCCATCATTAGTAGAATTGGTTAAACTTGCTTTTGATAGAGACGATCTTGACGGCAGAAGCAAAGAAGGCAAAGCTGTAAAAATATTTTTAGCTTCAAGACAAATCAAGCCTAAGAAAAGCCACGAATATCAAGCTAAAGGTTTAATTGAACTTTCTCCAGAGCACAAAGAATACGTAAGCAATAATTGTCATACTATGACAGCGGTAGAGATGGCTAAAATCTTATTTAAAAACGAAACCCTTACAAATTTATCGCAAGAAACAAGAAGCATATTAGAGTATATGAAAAATATTCCAAGTAATATTAAATTTAATAATGCTGAAAATGAAAACGCTTCTACAGAAGGATACAAGCCTCCTCGCAGTGAAGAAAGAACAATAGCAAAAATTAATAAATATGTTTTAGATGGAATAGATAAAAATAAACTTACGCATAAACATAAAAAAGAAATAAACTCATTAATTGGTTATATGAATACTCATAGATTTACGCATCAAATGAATATTTACGATAATGAGCCAGATAGAGAATTATTTGAAAGTAGTTTTGTAAGATATACTTACGATAAAGGAGATCTTTCTCAAGAAGAAGTAGATCAATATATCGTCCTTTGTACAGAAGTTGTCATATCCTCTAATATTCAACAAACAATTAATGTTTTACAGCATCAAATAGAATTATCCATGCAAGAAGATGGAAAAATACCAATGGCACTTGTAGAAGCGAGTAGTACTGCTCGTAAAGAATATAATGATTGTGTTAATCGTCAACAAAAATTAAATAACGATCTTAAAGTAAAAAGAAGCGACAAGTTAAGCAAGCAAGTCAAAGAAACGGCCTCCATTATAAATCTTGTTCAAATGTGGAAAGAAGAAGAGAGTAGAGCTAAACTTTTAAAAATGGCAGAAATGAGAAAGAAAACTATTGAGAAAGAGATAGACAGATTATCCACAATGGAAGAAGTAAAATGCAAAATATTAGGAATCTCTAGAGATGAGATTTTAAATGGATGAGTACGATATGTAAAGTGGATGGTAAAGAGTTTAAAGATGAGAAAAGTCTTCATCTTGCATTAAGGTCTTATGGTCTAAATAAAGAAAAGTATTATCACAAGTATTATCCAAGAAAAGACCTTTTAACTGGCGAAGTAATTAATTTTAAAACTAAAGATCAATATTTAAGCAGTGATTTTAATGATAAAAATAATATGAAAAAATGGCTGAAAGAACAGCCCGCCGACAAAGCTCGAGAGTATTGTAAAGAACTTTTAATAAAAAGAAAAGATACTAAGAATTTAATTTATTCTCCAACTCAAGTAGAACTAAGAACAATCATGAGTCCCTCTATAATTTTTTATAATAAAATATTTAATGATTATTATGATATTTGTTCAGAAGTTGGACTAGAAAATAAGTTTATACATCCTAACAATATAGCTCATCATTTTAAAAATAAATTAAATCAAAAGAATACAATTTATGTTGACACAAGAGAGCAGAATTGGTTAAAATTTAATATACCTTTTGAAATTAAAACTTTATCATTTGGAGACTATACTTCCGATAATGATAATTGTAATTGCTTTATAGAAAGAAAGAGTTTGAGTGATTTCATTAGTACGTTAAGTGTTAAAAACTATGATAGATTTAAAAATGAGATAACAAAAGCTCATACAAATGATGCCTATCTTATAGTTATAGTTGAAGAGAAGTTAAGCAACGCTTTAAGCTTCCAATATCTTCCTCATATAAGTAAAAAAATTAAAGCCACACCAGAATATATATTTCATAATGTTAGATTATTATTACAAGAATTTAATAATCTTCAATTTCTTTTTGTAGATGGCAGAGAAGAAATGAAAAGAGTTATAGAATGTATTCTACCTTCTGATTGTTTCTATCGAAAGGTTGATTTGCAACTAGCATATGATATGAAACTACTATGATATATTGTCCAGAGAAATACATAAGAGAAGTTAAAGATGTAAATGCCGAACTAGCGCAATTACAAGGCTATCTTAATGATAAAGAAGCGAAAATTAGTTTAGCAAAATTTTTAAGAGCAAATCTAGGTTTTACCACAGAACTTATCAGTGGCGTTAAGCTTGCGGCGTACCAAGAAATTCATCTAAAAGCTTTAATGAATAGAAATTTTAATATGTGTGTTTTTGGTCGTGGGTGTGGTAAATCATTTATGGCTGCTGTATTTTGTTTCTTGCAATGCGTTTTTGAACCTAATACAAAAATTCTTATTGCTGGACCAACCTTTAGAACAGCAAGATTTATATTTAATAATTTAGAAAAGATCGTAGAAAGTAAAGGCGCAGAATTGCTTTCCCAATGCTTTGGGTCGAAGGCCAAACGGAATGATCAATTTGAATGGCAGATTAATGGTGGAAGCATTGTGGCAATCCCATTAAACGGAGAAAAAATTCGAGGATTTCGAGCTAATATTCTTGTACTTGACGAGTTTCTTTTGCTTCCAGAAGAAATTATTAAAAATGTTTTGATGCCATTCTTAGTCGCCCCACAAAATATGAAAGAACGAATGGAGATTCGTGAATTTGAAGATAAATTGATAGCAGAAGGAGTAATGAAAGAAGAAGAAAGAATGGTATTTGAAAACACAAGTAAAATGATTGCACTTTCTTCCGCAAGCTATACATTTGAAAATCTTTATAAAACATATAACGAATGGTGCTCAAAAATCATGGACAAAGAAAAAGGAGAAGCAAAATATTTTGTGAGTCAATTAAGTTACGAGGCCCTTCCAGAAGAGATGATAGATAAAACAATCATCGAAGAAGCTCAGGCTGGAGGATCAAGCCATAGCAGTTTTCTTAGAGAGTATTGCGCACAGTTTACAGATGGTAGCGATAGTTATTTTAATGCAAAAAAGATGGAAGACTGCACTCTAAAGCTTGGAGAAGAACCTCATACATTACTTAGATCAAAGTCAGATAAAAAATATATTCTAGGAATTGATCCTAATATGAGCGATAGTCCAAATGCCGACTATTTTGCTATGGCAGTTCTAGAAATAGATGAAGAGGCAAAGACTTCGACGCTAGTTCACACATATGCGGGTTTGGGGAATTTAAAAAATCACGTTGCTTATTTATATTATATTATGACTCATTTTAATATTGTTTTTATGATTATTGATAATGCAGGAGCAGACGTATTTCTTTCTTCTTGTAATGAATCAGAAGCATTTAAAAAAGATAAGATTGATATTAAAACATTAGATTTTAATTCTGATCTAGAAGGACTAGACTATGAATTGATGATAAAAGATATAAGAAATAAATATAATTTAGAAGATAAAAGGATAGCCTTTAATCAAGTATTTACAAGTAATTTTATTAGAAAGGCTAATGAGTATTTACAGGCTTCTATTGATTATAAGAAAATATGGTTTGCTTCTAGCACAAGCGCGCATGAAGATTTCTTTAATAAAACAGTAAATAGTCATCCTAATTTAAATTCAATAAGAACAGAAGACAAAAAAGATTGGACTGTTTTAGATTTTATAGAGAATCAAGATGATTTTATATATCAAACCAAAAAACAATGTGCTCTAGTAGAGCATAGCACAACAAGCCGCGGTACACAAAGCTTTGATTTACCACAGCATCTTAAAAGAAGTGCGTCCGCCAATAAAGCTCGTAAGGATAATTATTCAGCTTTAATGTTAGCAAATTGGGGCTTTAAATGCTACCTTGATATTGTTTCAAAGCCAAAAACATTAGAAATTCAAACTTTTTCGCCTATAATGATTACATAAGGTGTAATATTTTAAGAAAATGTCTAAAAAGAATCAAAATAAATCAAAAAAATCGAAAGATAATCAAAGTATTCCTTTCATGGTTTCTACCGCTTCTATATACGAGAGCAAGGCCTCAACTAATGGCGATTCCACAAGAGTTAGACGCAATCTCTCTGGTAATATTATCCGTACTGATAGATATAAGAATATTGATGATGGCTTAATTCCATTTAAATATTCGTCTGGAGTTAAAGGCAATTCTAATATAAATATTAGAGATGCAGTTATTCTTTGCCAAAAATGCTATTATAATTTTGCTATATTCAGAAATACAATTGATCTTATGACTGAATTTAGCACAAGTAATATTTACTTTCAAGGTGGAAGTCAAAAATCAAGAGACTTTTTTCACGCTCTATTCAAGAAGATTAATATAGTTGATCTTCAAGATAAGTTTTTTCGTGAATATTATCGTTCTGGTAATGTATTTATTTATAGATTTGATACAAGAGTAAAAGATGAAGATATAACTAAAATTACTCAAACATTTGGATTAACAAGTAAAGCTGCTGTAGACTTGCCAGCAAGATACACAATTATTAATCCAGCAGATGTTCAGATTGGTGGAACTATTAATTTTGCAATAGGAAGATATTATAAAATGCTTAGTGATTACGAGCTAGAAAGATTAAAAAATCCAAAGACAGATGAAGATATCGAAGTATTTAATAGTCTTCCAATTGAAACGCAGAAATTAATTAAAACTAATTCTATCGGCGTTCTCAGCATTCCTTTAGATAGAGATAAGATTTCAGCAGTATTTTACAAAAAGCAAGATTACGAGCCATTTGCTGTACCAATGGGATTTCCAGTATTAGAAGATATTAATTGGAAAGCAGAGATGAAAAAAATGGATATGGCTGTAACAAGAACTATGCAACAGGCAGTTCTTCTTGTAACGATGGGCACAGATCCAGACAAAGGTGGAGTTAACCAAAAGAATTTAGAAGCAATGCAAGCTCTATTTCAAAATGAGAGTATCGGTAGAGTATTAATTGCAGATTATACAACTAAAGCAGAATTTGTAATTCCAGATATCGGTAATCTTATTGGTCCAGAAAAATATGAAGTTGTAGATAGAGATATTCAAATTGGATTGAATAATATTTTAATTGGTAGTGAAAAATTCGCAAACACAAGTATCAAAGTTCAAGTATTTATGGAAAGACTTAAGCAAGCTCGTCAAGCTTTTATTAGCGAATTTCTTATTCCAGAAATTAGAAGAATAAGTAAGGATCTAGGATTTAAAAATTATCCAGAGCCACAATTTGAAGATATTGATCTTAAAGATGATGTTCAGTATTCTAGAATATTTAATAGATTAATGGAATTAGGAATTTTAACTCCAGAAGAAGGTCTAAAGGCAATAGAATCTGGAAGATTACCAACTCCAGAAGAGTCTGAATTATCTCAAGAGAAATACAGACAACTTAGAGATCAAGGTTATTATCAACCACTTATCGGTGGTGGTGCAGCTCCATCTGGTGGCGCTGGTCGTCCAGCTGGAACCACTGGAATTCCTCAAACAACTAAGAATGTTAAACCGATAGGAACATCACAAGCTGAATTGGAAAAATATAGCGTGTCTAAAATAAAAGAAAATTTAGTTAAAGCTCAAAAATTAGAAGACGAAGTATCATCTAAACTAAGAGAGCTTCATAAGATTAAAAAGATGTCAAATCAACAAAAAGAGGTAGCAGCTCAAATAACTCATATTATTATTGCTAATGAAAATCCAGAGAATTGGAATGATAAAATATCAGATTATATTTCTAATCCAGTAGACTCAAATGAAAACGCAGTAAAAGAAGTTCAAGAGATTGCTTATAATCACCAACTTGATAGTTATATCTCAAGCATATTGAGACATAGTAAAATTTAAATTTAAATTAAACTGAATACCACTGAGTTGCAGATATAGCGTAGAATTGTCTCTGAGTATTTGTTGTAAGAGTTGTTCCGAAGGCGGCATTTGCTCCTAGAGCGTCTATTTGGGCGCTAGTAGCTGGATAGACCTTGAGACCATTTGCGGTTGTATTTCTTATCATTATTCTCATACCAGCTTGAGCAGTTGGCAAAGTAACTGCTCCAGGATTGCTTGCGTTTGTAGTAATTATATTTATATCTTTTGTTAGAGGACTTTGTCCTTGCGCATCCGTTCCAGCTGTTACAGTGGCAGATACACTACTCATTGTATATCCATCAACAATCAAACTATCATCTGTTTTTAAAGTATTTGCTGCAGAACGATATAGATTTGTGTCTGCACCAATTGTTAATCCTACATCAGTAGTTGTATTAGTTAATGCTAGTGTAGTTTTTCCACCATTAAAATTAATTATAAAATTATCATCAACAGTCAAAGTATTTGTTGTAGAACGATAAATAACAGTATCTGTGCCAAGTATCAAAGCGTCAGCAGCTGATGTAGCATTTGGTAGATTAACTGGTCCAGCATTAATTGTGACTGTATCATTAGCATCGCTTCCTAAAGTAGTATTACCATCAACATTAAAGTTGCCTACAATTCCTAAATTATCATCTGTTCTTAAGGTGTCGATACCAGAACGATAAAGATTTGTATCTCCACCGATGGTCATTCCAACATTGACATTTGTATTCGTCAATTGAAGAGTGGTCTTTCCACCGTTGAATGTTGAAGCTAAATTATCATCAAAATTTAGTTGATTTGCGCCAGAACGATAAAGATTAACGTCTCCACCAATTGTCATTCCAACATCTGCTGTAGTATTCGTGAGTTGTAGCGTAGTTTTCCCACCGTTAAATGTTGAGGCCAAATTGTCATCAAAATTTAGTTGGTTTGCTCCAGAGCGGTAAAGATTAGTATCGCCACCTATAGTTATTCCAACATCTGCGGTAGTATTCGTGAGTTGTAAGGTAGTTTTTCCACCATTATTTGTAGATGCAAAACTATCATCCGTACTTAATTGATTTACGCCAGAACGGTAAAGATTAGTATCACCACCTATAGTTATTCCAACGTCTGCTGCAGTATTAGTTAGTTGCAGCGTAATTTTTCCGCCATTATTCGTAGAAGCAAAGTTATCGTCCGTACTTAATTGATTTGTACCACTACGATAAAGATTAGTATCTGTAGCTATAGTTAATCCAACATTAGCGGTTGTATCTGATAGTTGTAAAGTATCTTTTCCATAATTTCCACTTACTATCCATCTTAAATTAGATACCCAGCCACTATTAGGAGAAGCAGTCTTATAAAGTATTTCTTTGTCTCCTTGAGTTGATTTTAAAGTGATTCCACCATTTTCTGCTCCAGCATCATTTGAAAATGCTACAGGAGTATATGAACCACCACCAATTGGACTACCAGTAGCTACATTAAGTTCAATAGATTTATCTTCAGCTATAATTTGTGATACTGCAAATTGCGCGCTAGTTCCATAAACATTTAAATTTCCACTTACATTAAGGTCTCCATTAACATATCCAGTTCCGTCAACTCTAATATTTCCACCACTAACATGTAGTAATTGTACTGGATTAATTGTTCCAATACCAATTTTGCCTTGATTAAAAGCTGTACCTTCTACTCTATAATAATTCTCATGATATTCTGGAATATATGACATAGTTACCTTTTACCTTTCATTCTATTACACCAAAAACCAGCCACTTCCATTACTTAAAAATTCATAACTTGCAAATCTTTGATCTATCATAAATCCAGTAAAGAATAAGTCTATTTTTTCCGAACCAGTAGAGAATACCATAATATTTCCTTTACCTAAATTTTTCACAGTATACAATACGCCACTATTTTGATTTACAGGAGGAAGATATAAATTAGTGGTTTTCATAATTGGAGAATTTATAAAAGTATATCTTCCAGTTATGATTGCTGAAGTTGGATTACCATCTAGGAAGGTAATTGCTCTTCCTTCAATTCTTCCTGCTTCATGTGGTTGATAATCAAAATTACAATCTCCATTACAAAAATCTGGTTTTGCAATTGCTCCATCTTTTATAGAAATAGGAGCTATAAATCCGCTAACATAACCACTTACATAATTTACAGTTGGACTACCAATAGTATCCCAACCTAAATCGAGACCATATGGTTGCCATAAACCAATTTTATGAGTATAATTTATTCCGTCAGTACCAACTACAGCTTCTGTAGCATTACTATATGGATTTGCACTTGCATTATTACAATTTCCTTGAAGATCAGATGGAGTATAGCACCACATGCTACCATCTAGATTTCTAACTATAGCTTCTTGGAATATTCTTCCATGTAAAAATTGTCCAGTTTCTCCAATTCCAGTTGAAAGTACAATGTCGCCATCTATTTTAAAGTTTCCGCCAGATACTATTGCTCTGATATCTCCAGGTTGATTAACTTGAGACGGATTATCTGGAATATTATCGTATCTATTTTTATCATAGAATTTAAAGTAGCCACCTTCTGTTGCATCAAGCAAAACATTTCCACTTCTTACATGTAAAAGTTCTTGAGGATTTTCAAATGGAAGAGTTCCGCTAGTTCCTATTCCTATATTTCCATTTTCAAGAATTGTGATTTTTCCAGAATTATTAGCGCCGATTTGCACAGCGTGATCCATATTATTTCTACTTAATTTATATCCTGCATTACCACTTTTTGGTATAGTGATTTCTTTTCCTAATACAACAACATTAGTTAAACCGCTTGATACAGTATTTGCTAATCCATATACAAAAGCATAATTACTTTGAGAAATATTATTTAATAAACCATATATTCCATTGTCTACTCCACTTCGAATACTATTTGATTTTCCAAAAATAACATTTCCATAAGCTGAAAAGTCAAGATCATCCATGTTTACAAAATTATATGAACCAAAAATATCAGTATAATTTGAACCACTTTGTATAGTATTGCTATTTCCATAAGAATAACATTCATACCCATAAATTTGTGAATTATTTCCATATATATATGAATCAGAAGCAGTTCCAAATGTAAAATTATTACTTGCTAATATGTTATTATTGCCAATTATTCCAGCCTGTACAGTTTGACCAAATATGCCAGTCCTTAGTCTATTATAATTTCCAAATACTCGAACATCAGATACAACATTTTCTATTTGATTATTTCTTCCATTTACATGGTTACGGGCACCAGAATTAACATTTGTTTCTCCAAAAGTATAGGAATCAGTTCCAGTAGCGATATTATCTTTTCCAAATACGTAACCATAGATAGCACGATTTATATTTTGTAAACCTAATGTATAGCTATTTGCTGCTGATGGCTCTACAGTATTATAATATCCAAATATAGCAGAATAATCCGCAGAAGAAGTATTACTACGACCAACTACAGTTGTCTGCGTTGCATTTACTGTATTACTCATACCAAATGTATGCGCAAAAGTTGCGGTTGAATTTATTGTGTTTCCATATCCAAAAGTGGCTGGATTAATTGCGTTTGATAGATTTTCATACCCAACAACGACTGCGCTAGCTCCATTAGCTGTATTATTAAAACCAAAAGTATGAGTTCGAGTTGCTGTTGAATTTATAGTATTGCCATATCCAAATGTAGCAGAATTATTTGCATCTGATGCATTTCCACTTCCAACGATAGTTGCATTGTTTGCATTTACTATATTTTGGAAACCAAAAGTATGAGTTCTAGTTGCGGTTGAATTTATTGTGTTTCCATAACCAAAGGTAGCAGAATCATCACCAGATACTGTATTACCTGATCCAAAAACGCTTGCTCGATTCGCACTAGTAGATCTATTTCCTTCACCAAAAATACGATTTCCAGTAGTATTTACTAAAGTATTTGATTTTCCTATGATAGTTGAATCTAAATCATTAAAGGCTGAGTTATTTCTTCCAAAAATATTTGAATTATCTCCTGCAGAATCCGCTGTATTTAAATATCCAACTAATATATT